GACTTTATTCTAGATCAAGATATGGATTATCTTACCGCCAGTATTTGTAAATATTTATTTAGGTGGAGAGACAAGAATGGAGTAGAGGATTTAAGAAAAGCTCAATGGTTTCTAGCAAAACTCATAGAGCACGAAGGGGGACAGTATGGCTCTAACTCTGAATGAACTTAAAGAGAGGATAGTACAGGAAGCAATAGACCCTTGTACTATTTGCGAGGTCTTGGATATAACAACCGAAGACTTACTCCACGAGTTTGAGGATAAACTGATAGATAAACGAGAGGAGTTTGAAGACAATTATGATGATGATGATACCAACTGAAAGTTTCATCCTTCTGATATTAGGATTATTAATAATAGGTGCTTTCTTATTATGGCAACACGGAAATAAATGCTATGATAAAGGAATAACAGATGCCGTCCAAATGCACAGAGAAGGAAGACTACACTACAACACTTACTTAGATGACAATGGTGAAAAGATGCTTAACATTGAAATCGACCCAATGGAGGATGAATAATGAATACACTACCAAATGATTACCAAAATTTTATAGCCCTGAGCAGATACGCTAGGTGGCTACCTGAGAAGAACAGAAGAGAGACTTGGAAAGAAACAGTAGCACGTTACTTTGATTTTATGGAAGTACATCTTAAAGAGAACACTAACCAAGAGTTAGTTCCTAAGACTCGTAAGATACTTGAGGATGCTGTACTTAACTTAGAAGTTATGCCTAGTATGAGAGCATTGATGACCGCAGGTCCTGCTCTAGCTAAGAACCACATAGCAGGTTATAACTGTGCTTACTTAAGCGTAGACCACCCTAAAGCATTTGATGAATGTTTATTTGTCTTGATGCACGGCACAGGCGTAGGCTTTAGTGTTGAGCGTCAGTTTGTCAACAAACTACCTGAAGTGCCGTCAGAAATGGTAGATGTTGAAGATGTGATAGTAGTACAAGATTCTAAGGAAGGCTGGCAGTCTGCGTTCCGTAAGTTAATTACTTATTTATACGATGGTGAGATGCCTAAATGGGACTTCTCTAACATTAGGCCCAAGGGTGCTAGACTAGCTACGTTTGGTGGTAGGGCTAGTGGTCCTGAGCCTTTACTTGATCTGTTTAATTTTTCTACTAATGTCTTTAAAGAAGCAGGTGGTCGTAAGTTGACAAGCTATGAGTGCCATAGAATGATGTGTAAGATTGCGGAGGTTGTCGTTGTCGGCGGTGTTCGTAGGTCAGCCTTGATGTCACTATCTAATCTTACTGATGAACGTATGCGTGGTGCTAAGAGCGGACAGTGGTGGTCTACTACACCTGAGATGGCTCTAAGTAATAACAGTGTATGTTATACAGAGAAGCCTGACATTGGTATCTTTATGAAAGAATGGACATCACTCTATGAGTCTAAATCAGGTGAGCGTGGTATCTTCAACAGAGAGGCCGCAATTAAGCAAGTAGCTAAGAGTGGTAGACGTGATACTAACCACGACTTTGGTTGTAATCCTTGTAGTGAAATACTACTGAGAGATGGTCAGTTCTGTAATTTAACTGAGGTAGTAGTTAGGGCTTATGATAAACAGTCAGACATACTACGTAAGGTTAGGTTAGCTACTATACTAGGTACATTTCAATCATCACTAACTAACTTCAAAAGGCTGAGACCTAAGTGGGTACACAATACAGAAGAAGAAGCACTACTAGGTGTATCTCTTACTGGCATTATGGATAACTCATTTATGAATGGTAGTGAGAGAACAGACAGAGGATACTATGGTAAGAAGAATTTACCTGACTTCCTAGCAGACTTACGTAAAGAAACTGTTAAAGTAAATACTGAATGGGCAGAACTAATGGGCATTAACCCATCTACTGCTACTACTGCTATTAAACCTAGTGGTACAGTCAGTCAGTTAGTTGATAGTGCTAGTGGTATTCATACTAGACATAATGATTATTACTTACGTAGAGTCAGAGCAGACTCTAAAGACCCTATAGCACAGCTTATGGAAGACCAAGGTATCCCTTGTGAACCTGATGTTATGAAGCCTAATAGTGTTAAGGTGTTTACATTCCCTATGAAAGCTCCTGAAGGTGCTATATTAAGGAATGACAGGACTGCTTTACAACAGCTAGAGCTATGGCTCACTTATCAGAGATATTACTGTGAGCATAAGCCTAGTGTGACTATAAGTGTTAGAGAACACGAATGGATGGAAGTAGGTGCGTGGGTGTATAAGCACTTTGATGAAGTCTCAGGTGTCTCTTTTTTACCACACTCTGACCATTCTTATCAACAAGCACCATACGAAGACTGTACTAAGAAAGAATATACAGCCTTAGCTAAGAAGATGCCAACGTCTGTAGACTGGGATTTAATTAGTGAGTATGAACTTACAGATATGACAGTAGGTACTAAGACACTAGCTTGTACTGGTAGTGTGTGTGAGTTGGTTGACTTGGTTGAAGAAGAGAGGGATATAGAATGAATTTAATAATGATAGTTCTTGTAGGAGTAGGTATTATCTTTCTTGATGAAAGCTCAAAAGATTTGCCTACTATAATAGAGGAGCAGTTAATCTGTAAACCTTTTGACTCAACAATGTGTGATGGATGGAGAAAAGAATGAAAACACTTGCCTATTTAATACTGTTGTCAGTTCTTATTATAAATACTTGTGCGAGCATTTCAATCTATTTCTGGCTTGATGCTTTTCAACCTCTGGAGTGGTGGCTTTGATATACGAGTATGAATGTAAAGATTGTAAATTAGAGTTTACCGAGATGCGTAAGATGAAGGACAGGGAAGAACCGATAGACTGTCCTTCTTGTAATGGTAAAGGTAAACACATTATAAGCACACCTATGTTTAGAACTTGTGGCTCAGGTCACGGGCAAGGAGCAGGGTGGAAAGGAGAGTGGAAATGAATGAAGCAAAATTAATTACTTTACTTAACACTAATGAGAATTATAACTTTGTTGCTATGGACGATAAGTTCTCTAGGTATGATGCCTTTGATACAGAGAATGGTATTATGCTAGAAATTAAATGCCGTAAGAAGCATTATGATGATACTCTCTTAGAGAAGATGAAGTATGATTGGAATAAAGCGTATGCCTTAGAGAATGACTTGTCTTTTATGTATGCCGTTAGTATGCCTGACAAAGGCGGACATAAGATTTATTTGTTTGACCCTATCATTATGGAAGAGGAAGACGAATATGACTTTAAATGGCACACTAGGAAGCTCCCTGCTCAGACAGAGTTTGCTAGAACTGAGTGGATAGATAAAGAGGTTGGTTATTTAAACATTGAGGATGCTATAGCTGTCTTACAACAGAAGATTAGTCACTAACGACCACCTACTAATCGACTATACTTACGGCTGTAGTTAGACCTAGATGGTTTAGCTACGGCTTTTTTACGTCCGCCTCTACTAGAGCGTCTTGAAGGACCACTACTCATCATACCTGCTTGTTTAGGTACTTGAGGTGTTTGTGGAGTGACTACTGCTAAAGGTGGCTTACTTATCTGACCTTGTTGTCTTCTAGACTGGTCTGCTAATATTTGATTTTGTTTTTCAACCTCTCTTTCTTTCTTTAGTTTATCTAAGTTTAAAGAATTAATGTCAGTATTATCCGCATTAAGATATTCACCAGTAGTTTTGTCTGGCATACCTTTAAAAGCTCCTACATCTTCTCCTTTATGTAACATTTTAGCACCACCAAATATGTCCTGTATGTCTGCCGCTGATATATTTATTTCAGGAGTGTAGCTCTGCTTAGTTCCAAACAGACCACCTTTATTTACATCTCTAAAACCGTAAGTATTACTTTCAAAATCAAACAATGTTCCTGATTTATCAAAGTTGGCTTGTCCGCCAGTTTCCGGAACACTAAACCCACCTGCTCCTAATGTATTCTGATAAGCAGCATTAGGGCTAGAGTAACCAGCACCTGCATTAAGACCTTGTCCTAATCCTTTACCTTGTGTGTTAGGAGCACTCCAAGTAGCCAACGGGTCGTAATCTGTATAGCCTATTTGATTACCTCTTGTCTCTCCAGTCTCTCTCATCCTATTCATCATTATATTTTTTAAATATTCTTTCTGTTCATAGGTTTCAATTTGACCAGCATC